TTTTTGTGTTAGTGTTTTATTACAGTACAAGTGGTCTCTTCGACCGGTTGACAGTGTGAACGAGCATGAGCATGGTGACATCATCGGGAATGCCTAAGCGAGGTGGTTTTCTGAATCCCCACATTACAAACTTCTTCATCCAACGGTTGTTCCAATAGTGATTTTCTGTGTCGTAGTTCCGCAGCGCGAGCTGTATGGCTACATTACTCCAAACTCTCTTAATAAAAGAGGTAACAATCATGTTTGAGTTAGCGTTATCGTAGTATAGTGCGACCAATCTCTCTGCGAGATCTATTTCGTCCCTATCTGTACGATTGGGTAGCAGCAATGCTAAGAGGACCTCAGCGGTTTGTCTCTTTGGCGATCTTCCGTCTATGTATCTTCCTAGAAAGTGAACTTCTGAAAGAACAGTTGTTTGAAAACTCTTGTCCAGGTTGGTTTTGACTCCAAACGTGTCTTCAATGGCGGCTGCTATTGCTTTCATATCTACATTAGTGTTGTTAATCAGTAGTAATGAATCATCTCCCAAGGTTGGGGAGAAAGAAACGTCATGGTGTAGAACCCTACATGCATAACGTAGCATTATCCAAGTACACATATTTTCAACAAGTTGAAAATCATATGAACCTGAATCGACTCCAGTATCCTTCTGAAACATATATCCATCTGGCATAAGAAATGGAGTGTTAACTCCTTCACGTGCCAATCTCCAATACAATTTACGCATCTTGTGCTCCTTAGGTGATCCATGAAACTCGTATTTGCTGAAATCTAAATAACTAGCAAAGTTGTCGTGACATGCGAATATCAACCAGGGTGGTATCGAAGTATCGTAGGCAATGAAATCCATTCCAATGATAGTGCTTCTTCTCGGTCTGAAACCGGCGAGATAAAGGTCTTCAACTAAATAGTCGAATCCTTTGTGGTAAGGAGTATATTTGTATCCCATCGAAGTTGTTCCTCCGAGGTAAAAGTTCCACAAATTCATAAAGAAAACTGCTTGTATAATTAATACACAAAACGATTTTCCCCATATAGCGCGAGTTTTAATTTTATCTTTCGTGCAGATCTTTCCTTTAGCAAAGACCATTGATGGTGGTAATTTTACGGCTTCTCCTTCCTTGATCCTGTGAGCGTAGTGGCGAGCATCGGCTTTAGCTGTACTCCAAGCTTCTGTTTTTGTCTTCATTCCTTGGTTTACATAGGGTAAACATGGCGAAGTTCCTCCGGGGAAATCGCTAGGCAACATATCGTTGACATGGCGACACGGCAGTAACGTGGGTGGCTTAAAGTGAATACGAGCTTCCTCTATAATCTCTTCTAACACAGGGTTATTCTTGGGTCGTGGCTTCCATTTGACATCATACTTCCC